GCTGCAAACATAGCATTTAAAGCTAAAGCAGTATTAACTTCTGGTTGTTTGTTTATAAGACCATAAGATTCTATTTCGTCTGCCATCTTTACAATTAAATCAGACTTTTCTAATTCCAATACTTTTTTTGTAAAGTCTGGTTGATCTGGGTCAAACAACCCTACAGCTTTTAAAATATTTTCTTTATCTGTAACTGTCTCTGCACTTGTCCAACCTTTTGATTTAAGAGCTTTTACTGCATTTCTAATATTAGTAGCACTTGCTTGGTCTACAGCTTTCAATAAGCTAGTTTGATTAGGATTAAGATTTTTTGGTCCTAAATCTTCTCCACCTGTTTTTTGTTTTACTTTCTTTATAAATACATTATCAGTTGGTACTTTAATCATCATACCGCCTGTATTATCAGGGGTTGCTTTAGCTGAACCTGTTTTTTGTTTTACTATATCTTTTATCTTTTGATGTATTTTAGATCCATGATTTCTTACTGTATTAACATCAATACCTTGATCTTCAAGTAATCTAATTAATCTTTCATGTGATATTCTTTGTTTTTCTGTTAAAGGTTTTACCCTGTTACCTCTTAATATATATGCAACTTTATCTATATCAGAGCCAAACTCCAAACTAGCAGAACCATATCTAGGACTCATTTTTAGAAAACCTCTAGGTAAACTAAAATCACCTAAATTAGTTTCACCAATATTAAAACCATCTTTACCTCTTGCATTAGCTTGTGGTTGTTGTTGCAAGACTTCTTGCATTACTAAGGTATCTTCAATAACTTTATCAACCTTTTCTTTTTCAGTTTTAGTAATTACTTTATTAATTTCATCTGCACTTTTACCTGCAAACTTTTTAGTTAAAGTTTCAAGACCTTCTAATCCACCTTTCATAGTAGCTGCAAAACCACTTCCAAGACCTACTGATAATAAAAATTCTTCAGTTGTAGGCAGTTTCTTTTCGTCTATTAAAGTTCGTGCTGTTGTTTCAGCACCAGCTAAAGTACCACCAAAAGTTGCTGATTTGCCTATACCTTTTAATCCTTTAGCTTCTGTTGCAAAAGGTATGGTTTGAACTGCACCAGAAGTAAAAAGCTCACCATAATTAATTTGATCTTTAACACCTAAAAAACCTGTTTGTCCAAATCTTTTTTTCTGTGCTTCATAATTTAAAGCCAAACCACCAGTAAAATTTATTACTCCATAAAGTAGTTTACTTAAAGGGTCTGGACTAGCTAATAAAGGTGCTGTCAAAACATCAAGAGAAAGACCACCACCTATTTCAATACCTAATCCTTTCATAGTTTGTTCAAACTGTGTAAGGTTAGTTCTTTCTGGTATCTCTATTTCAAATCCTTTGTTTTCATAAAAGTTATAAACTTTAGTCAATCCATCTTGAAATTGCTCTGTTTCTATTGATGACTTGGGTATATCGTTATTTAAAAATTCTTGAAAGTAAAAACCTGTTGAATCTTTAAATACTTTTTCAATAGCTATTCTATCGCTAGGTTTTCTTAAAGGAGTTTTAGTATTTTTAGTTTTATCAAAGAAGTTATTTAATCCAAGATATTTCAACATACCATCAGATACATGAAGGTTTTTGCTTGCATTATCAGCTTGTGTAAATAACGAAAATACTTCTTGTGAAGGATCAAACATAGTTTCGTTATAGAACTCAAAATCTTCGTCATCTTCTTCTGTATCTTTATACAAAGTGTTGTAAGTATCTTTTATATCTATCTGTGTATTCCAATCAAAGTAACTATTTTTTTGTGTGCCATTATTAAATACATTTGCAGGTTGATATTTTATTTTGTCGTAGTTTGTTATTTCAGAAAAATCAAAAGATTCTTCTTCATTTAGTTGGTTATTAAGTGTTGAGTCTGTCATTTAGATTATTGTTTGGTCAGGTTGCTTCTTCCATAGAATATCAATTACTTTCTTTAATGTCTCTTCATCTTCCTTAATTGGTGTAGGACTTAATAAATCTTCCTTTGTCTTGCCTTCTAAACCTGCATACT